ATCATCTCTTTGTTGCTGACACTGAAGCAGATGTATTAGAGTTTATCGAACAAGAAGGATTGACTTTAGAAGAGATTGATCACGAAAACGAGTGGACTACAGGAATTATATATACTGACTAATATTATGAAAAGCATTTCACTAACAAATCCGGAGAATGTAACTGAATTAAGATTGGGATCAGCTTCAGACAATAAACTCGGCGGAAAGGTAGACTTAACTAAGTTTATTGATTTAACCGTATTCATTGCTAACAGTATAAATCTAACTGATATAATTGGATTTGAAAAATTGTCTAAGTTAGAAACCTTTCAGGCAAATAATAATTTATTGGCACCTACTCCTATCCCAACACTAGTAGATTGTATTGCATTAAAAGAATTCGATATATCATATCAAAGCGACGGCGGACCTACTGATATTGCAGAAGATTGGAGTGTGCCTGAAAGCATAACAAAATTTGATATTTCACATACTGATATAGGTGGACCAGATGATGATGACGGTGCAGTAAAATTAAAAATACTCACGGCGTTTTATCATGTATTCAAAGATTTTGCCACAAATTCTAAAGCTGGATCTGAGATTTTAGCAGATAATACTGGTGGTGTTATAAGCGTTAGCACCAACCTATACGCCCCTTACGCTGATATTACAATCGCTGATGCCATCTTGGCACTGGTCGATAAAGGATTTACCTTTAGTGCAAATCAATTTTAAATATAATATAGAATATGGCAACTTATAAAAATTTATTCATCGATCAAGGTTCAGACTTTTCTTTTGAGATAAAGCTCAATGATACAACATCAGGCATAACAGATTTAACTAACTACAGTGCAAGAGGTCAGATTCGCAAATCTTATACATCATCCTCTTCGGTAAGTTTTGATATTACAATTGATATTGAAAATAATAGACTAATAGCTTCTTTAACGGCTGAGCAAACTTCGCTACTTGGAATGCCTCAGCGAGTATATGCAACAGGAAGATATGTCTATGATATAGAAGTATTCACTAGTGATAGTCCAAGTATAGTAACTCGCGTTACAGAAGGTCAAGTTGATATTACGCCTCGCGTAACCAGCGTATAAATAGAGTTATGGCTAAACCAAATTCCAGAGAAACACTCATTGATTATGCTTTAAGAGCACTCGGCGCGCCAGTTATTGAGATCAATGTTGACGAAGATCAGCTTGAAGATCGCGTAGATGAAGCTATGCAGTTTTATCAAGAGTATCATTCTGATTCGATCGTTCGCAACTATCGTAAGCATTTGGTTACTGCTGAAGATGTAACTAATGGATATGTTACAGTTGACGAACAAATGATATTTGTAAACAATATCTTTCCTATTGGTACATCGACTTCACAGAGTGGAATGTTTTCAGTCGATTATCAGATGCACTTTAATGACATGTACAATCTGAGAAACCCAGGTGGTTTGATTGATTACGAAATGACTAAGCAGTATATGGCAATGATTGACTTAAAGGTCAATGGCATGTCACAGAGATCATCCTTCTCTCGCCATCAGAATAGACTATACATCGAAGGAGATGATTTGACAGAAGGTATTTACATTATCGTTGAAGGTTATGACGTTCTTGATCCTGAAACATACACTGCTATTTACAACGATATGCTTCTCAAAAAATATCTTATCGCTTTAATTAAAAGACAGTGGGGAGCTAATCTTATCAAATTCGAAGGGATGGTTTTACCAGGTGGAGTTACACTTAACGGTCGTCAGATCTATGACGATGCGGTTGCTGATATCGAGAAGATTGAAGAAACGATGCAACTTACATATGAGGCGCCGATCGACTTCTTCGTCGGTTAGAATGATATGCCAAGAAATACATATTTTAGTCACGGCACTACGTCCGAAACAAGACTCTACGAAGATATTACTATAGAAGCTCTTAAGATTTATGGGCACGATGTGTACTATATTCCTCGGACGATCGTTAATACAAATGCAATCTTTAATGAGGACGCTTTAAGCAAATTTGGTGAGGCATTTCAAATTGAAATGTATCTTGAAAGTACTGATGGATTTGAAGGTGACGGAGATTTGCTTTCTAAGTTTGGTGTAGAAATACGCGATCAAATGACATTAGTTCTATCTACTCGTAGATGGGAACAACTCGTCGGTAGATTCCAGCCAGTGCCTGAGGCGCGCCCGCAGGAAGGCGATCTAATATACTTTCCTCTCGTAAATGGTCTATTCGAAATTCGATTTGTCGAAGATGAATCACCGTTCTATCAGTTAAAGGGATTGCCTACATTTAAACTCACCTGTGAATTGTTTGAGTACGGTAATGAAGCTCTCGACACTGGTATTGAGTCAGTTGATTCTTTCGAAACACAATACGCATCTCAGACAGAGATCTTATTAGGTGCTGGTTCCGGAACATATCAAATTGGCGAAGATGTTACTCAGACAAATACAACAACTGGAGTTACAGTCACCGGAGAAGTATCGACTATTGGTGATGGAAGAATTAATATCTCTAGTCAAGAAGCTTCTGACGGAAGTAACACACTCTTTTCAACAACGGTTGGAACTACTCCAGGAAATATTATAGGTGCGGAGTCTTCTGCTTCTTATGCTATTACAGGTATCGATAGCTTTAATACGATGGACGATAACGATCCTAAATCACAAAACATCGACTTCGAAACTATCGGCAACAATTTCATAGACTTCTCTGAGATGAATCCATTTGGAGAAATTAATATAACTTAATATGTTAGACGGCGTACATTTTTACAACCAGACTTTAAAGAAAACTGTTGCGGTTTTCGGAACCATTTTCAATAACATCAAGATTGTTAGAAGAGGGATGGGTGAAACGCGAGTGCCTCTAGCATATGGTCCAATAAAGAAGTTTCTTGCACGCATCGAATCTGATAATGAAGCTGCTTCAGATAAGGGCATTGCGATTAAGCTACCTCGAATGAGCTTTGAAATTACTTCTATTGATAAGAACACAACCACCGCATTGAACAAGTTAAATGTAAAAAGATTTGAGGGTAGTGGTACACATCCAGATGGTCCTCAACGCACAAAGAAAATCTTGAAACAGTCTGTGCCATACGACATTGGAATCCAGCTTAATATCATAGCTAAAAACCAAGATGATGCACTTCAAATCTTCGAGCAAATAATTCCAACATTCGTTCCTGAATATACTGTTGCGATAAAGGATATGGAAGGTCCAGGTAATTCTGTTGATGTTCCTATCATTTTAAATGGCACAAGCTTCGAAGATTCATACGAAGGTGATTTTGTCACTCGTCGAACACTCATCTACACTCTCGACTTTACAGTTAAGGTTCGATTCACTGGTCGAGTTTATGAAAAACCAGTTATCCGATTTGTTGAAGCTGACCTTTATAATAACTCTACGCCTGAATCAGTCTCTTCTCCGATCGATAGAGTAGCCACCGAACTTGGTTCAGAAGATGACACTGAAGACGATTTCACGACAAATACCAGTTTTGGGTTTGACGATAATCCATAGCAGTAATACGTTATATCATGATTAAGTCAAAAGAAGATATACTAAGTGCATTACAAACGCACATACCTCAGGAATTGCAGAAGATCAAAACTGAAGTAGCACAATCAGAGATCGTTGTTGATACTGAAGAAGATTATGCTTACTCACGAGAGAAGATCAAATCATTAATTGAGAGATCTGAAGAAGCTATTGATAATATGATGGCACTTGCAAGTGAGACAGAACATCCTCGAGCATTCGAAGTTTTAGCTGGTATGTTTAAGACTACTACTGATATGATGGATCGACTTATTACTCTACAAAAGAAGAGAAAAGAATTGACACAATCTGAAGAGCAGAAACAAAATGCTTTAGGAGGCACAACAAATAATGCTATCTTCGTTGGTTCTACTACTGAATTGCAAAAATTCTTAAAGAACAATGACGATAGTTAATGGAGAAGCAGGTTATTTAGGAAATCCACTTGTCAAACGAGATGGCGTTCAGCAAAACTTTACTCAAGAAGAAGTTGCTGAATACGTAAAGTGCATGAAAGATGCTGCATACTTCGCCGAGAAGTACGTAAAGGTCATATCATTAGATGAGGGTTTAGTTTCATTTAAGCCGTACGAATATCAGGATGAGATGTTTAAACACTTCAATGAGAATCGATTCTCTATCGTGTTGGCTTGTCGACAGTCTGGTAAAAGTATTAGCACGGTTATTTACATTCTATGGTATGCAGTCTTTCATCCTGAAAAGACAATTGCAATCCTTGCGAATAAAGGTGCAACAGCGAGAGAGATGCTATCGCGTGTCACGCTAGCGCTTGAGAATCTCCCATTCTTTTTACAACCTGGGTGTAAGGCACTTAATAAAGGGAATATCACATTTGGAAATAANACTAAGATTGTTGCAGCGGCGACTTCTGGTNNTTCTATTCGTGGTCTATCAGTGAACCTTCTTTTCCTTGACGAGTTTGCTTTCGTTGAGAATGCTGCACAGTTTTACACATCGACATACCCTGTTGTTTCTGCAGGTAAAGAGACAAAGGTGATTATTACTTCAACCGCAAACGGCGTCGGTAATGTTTTTCATCGTCTATATGAAGGTGCTGTACAGAATACAAATGAGTTTAAAGCATTTCGCGTAGATTGGTGGGATGTTCCTGGTCGAGATGAAGAATGGAAAAGACAAACGATATCAAATACTTCAGAACGCCAATTTGAACAAGAGTTTGGTAACTCCTTTCACGGTACATCAAACACTTTAGTATCTTCTAATACACTTCTCAGTTTGAAGGCTGCTACACCAGTTGAATTTCGAAATGATGTATCATACTATGAGAAGCCTAAAGAAGGTGTTCGATATATAATGACAGTTGACGTTTCGAAGGGAAGAGGACAAGACTATTCAACGTTTAATGTTATACGTATCGATGATCTTGGCTTCGCGCAGGTATGCACATATAGAAATAATCTAGTGTCTCCTATGTTATTTCCTGATATAATTGTTAAAGTAGCTACTCTCTATAATGAAGCGATGGTCGTAATTGAGAATAACGATGCTGGTCAAGTTGTATGCAATCATGTGTATTATGATTATGAATACGAGAACATGTTTGTTTCGTCATCAGTGAAGTCAAACGGTATTGGCGTAATGATGACAAAGAGAGTAAAGAGGATCGGGTGTTCGAACCTAAAAGATATTGTTGAATTGAATAAACTTCATATCGTAGATGCCGATACTATTAGTGAGCTATCAACGTTCGAAGTAAAGGGTGGAAGTTATTCCGCTTCTACTGGAAATCATGATGACTTAGTTATGAATTTGGTTATGTTTGCATGGTTTGTATCTTCTGATGCATTCGGTGACATGAGTGATACTGATTTAAAGTCGATGCTATATCAAGATCGAGTAAGAGAAATGGAAGACGATGTAATGCCATTCGGTATAATCAATGATAGACCTACTACGAATACTACAGTTGTATACGAAGATATGATAAACGCAGTAAATGAATGGAACAATCTCTAAACATTCAATGTTATAAATAGAAATCTAATCGAATTGAAATACATCTTATTATGATTCTTATTATACAACTATAAACAACTGAAAGGAATAACAACATGGGTTTTCAAGTATCACCAGGAGTCGAAGTAAAAGAAATCGACTTGACAAATGTAATACCTGCAGTATCTACCTCTATTGGTGGATATTCCGGATATTTTCGCTGGGGTCCAGTAAACGAAATTAATCTCGTAAGTTCTGAAAAAGAACTTGCAGGTATATTCGGTACACCGGACGCTGCTCACACACAATCGTTTTTAACTGCTGCATCATTCTTAAAGTATGGTTCAGCTCTTAAAGTAGTCCGCGCAGGTAATGCTGCACTAAGAAATGCATATGCAGGATCTTTTGAGACACCAACCGGAGGCATTCAGTCAATCACATTTGATGAGGCTCCAGAAGAATTCGAGGATCTAAGTGCTGCGGTTATACTAGCAGTGTCTCAAGCCNNTGACGGTACTGGTACTGGGGCAGAGCTTACGCCGAGCTATAGTCCTTTCGCCGCAACAGCTTTTGCCGCAGCAGCACAAACTTTTAATAAAACAGTATCTGCGATCGCACTAGCCTCGGGGAATTCGGGTTTGGCTGATGGTTCTTATACTGCTACTATTAGCGGTCAAACCCTTAGTTTTGACGCGCTCAGCGATGTGCTTACTATCACAGGTACAGCTCCTAGCAATATATTGTTAGAAGATGCAGTTACAACATTTACTGTTAATGAATTAACAGTCGATGTGACATACGTAGATGATATAACTGCAAATAATGCAGTTGCAAATGGTGATGTTCTCAACCTAGTTTCTAGTGTGGATAGCCAACCATTTGTTGTTACTTATGATACAGTGAATGGTAATAGTATCACATTGGGTAATTTCATTCCCGAGTCTACATTTGGTGCCACAACGCTGACAGCCACAAACGACGGTGGCTTCGTAGTTGGTAGCTTCACCATAAGTTATTCTGTTAGTCAAATTAATGTAGAGGAAGGTCAAAATTACGATATCCCAACTATCACTGTTAGTGTCAATGGCACCGATATCGATCAAGGTGGACTATTAAACATCGATGAGGCTGAGGATTTTGCTAATGAAGCAACGTTCATTCCGAATGCTGAAGCCTTCGAACTAGAAACAAATCTTCCTGGTCTGTTTTTCGCTAGATATGCTGGAGAAGTTGGTAATTCATTACAAGTAACTGTTATTAATGCTAGCACATTCGGTAATGGTGATGGAGTTGCCTCTTCATTCGACTCAGCTCCTCTAGGCAGCAATATTCATATTGTTATCACACTCGACGACGAGGAAGTTGAAGCATGGTCTGACATGAGTATAACACCTGGTGCTAAACTTGACGACGGTACAAATAACTACTTCGCAGATGTTATTAATGCTAGATCAAATTGGTTCTATGTTGCTCGTCCATCACAAGCTTCTGCTCCTGCTACATACATCTTCCAAGATGGTGCAGATTGGGACGGAGTTCTTGATGCGTCTGACGTCCAAAATGGTCTAGAGCTTTTCCGCGATGTTGAAACGGTAGATGTAAATCTTCTGTTCTCGATGGCTGATACTTCTGATACTTTACTAATTGGCAATAGAGTTCAAGAGATTGCTGTTGATCGTAAAGATTGCGTAGCATTTGTATCTCCTACAATAGCTGCTTCTACACAAGGTACCGCTCAAAATCGACTTGACGGCGTTACAGGTCAAATCGACAACCTCACACGAGATACTGATGGTTCTTATGCTGTATACGACTCAACTGCGTTGTATGTATACAATAAGTATGCTGATACTTATTCTTGGATCCCAGCTTCTGGTCATATGGCCGGTCTCTGTGCCAAGACTGATGATCTTGCAGAACCTTGGTTCTCTCCAGCTGGATTGAATCGTGGTGGTCTTAGAGGCGTTACTAAACTTGGGTTTAATCCAAATAAGTCGCAACGTGATACTCTTTATAAGAAGGGTGTTAATCCAATCGCAAACTTCCCTGGTAACGGCATCGTTCTCTTCGGTGATAAGACTGTACAGGCTAAGCCAAGTGCGTTCGATCGTATCAATGTACGTAGATTGTTTATCGTTCTCGAAAAAGCAATTGCAACTGCAGCAAAATATCAACTGTTCGAACTGAATGATGAATTCACTCGTGCGATGTTCAGAAATATGACAGAGCCTTTCCTTCGGGATGTTAAAGGTCGCCGTGGTATTACTGACTTCTTGGTTGTATGCGATGAAACTAATAATACAGGTGAAGTGATTGACACTAACCGTTTTGTTGCTGACATCTATATCAAACCAGCTCGTTCGATTAACTTCATCACACTTAACTTCATTGCTACACGCACAGGAGTTGATTTCTCTGAAATCGTTGGTAAATAATTAACATTAAAAACTTAAAATAAAGGAAAAAAATTATGGCAACATTATCAGTAGATGATTTCAAAGCTAAGCTTATCGGAGGCGGCGCACGCGCCAATCTCTTTAAGGTTATCATTAACAATCCGCCAGTAGGAGCCGGTCTTAATACCGAACTACTGTCGTTCACATGTAAGGGCGCTGTACTACCCGGTTCAGTAGTAGAAGCAATCGACGTGCCTTTTCGCGGTCGTGTATTAAAAGTTGCGGGTGACCGTACCTTCGAAAATTGGACTATTACAGCATACAATGAAGATAAGCAAGATGTTAGAAATTCATTCGAAAGATGGATGAATATCATTAACGACGTTAAAGAAAATTCTGGGGAGAAAAATCCTCGGAATTATCAAGCTGACCTGATTGTACAACAACTTGATCGTCAAGGAAAAACAACTAAGGAGTATGATATCCGCGGTGCTTTCCCAGTAAACATCAGTGCAATTGACCTCGCGTACGACACAAATAATGCGATCGAAGAGTTCACTGTTGAGTTTGCCTTTCAATATTGGCAGACAAAGGTAGCGAACTAAGTCTTATAGACATTACATACTTCCCGCTCAGGTCCAATCCCTGAGCGGGATTTAATGTATAAATAACATTATGGAATTATTTGGATATCAAATTACAAAGAGACTCTCATCAAAGAGAGATGCAGAGAAAGACATTAAGTCCTTTGCGCCGAAACCTGAAGAAGACGGTGTTTCTTCTACAGTTGCAGCTGGTGGATATTATGGGCAATATGTTGATTTAGATGGTTCAGCTTCGGCCAATGATCAGGATTTGATCATTAAGTACAGAGAAGCAGCGCGGCAACCTGAGTGTGACTCAGCTGTGAGCGATATTGTTGATGCAGCGATTGCATCGAGAACGAGCGGAAGCCCATGCGAGATCGATTTAACCGAGCTCGACCAACCAGATAGTATTAAAAAGAAGATTGTCGAGGAATTCGACAACGTACTATCGCTTTATAAATTTAATAAGAATGCTGAACAGATGTTTCGGCAATGGTATATCGATGGAAGAATATATTTTCATATCATCATCGACGAAAATAGCCCAAAAAGAGGAATTTTAGAAATACGTCCTATTGAATCTACCTTTATGAAGAAGGTAAAGGAAATACAGACTGAAACAGATACTAAGACGAATGCTACTATACAGAAGGTTGTAANTGAGTANTATATCTACTCAGAACAGTATTCGCACACTGGAGCTACANTGANTGCGCAATCTCAAGCTGGTGGAAAAGAGATATCTGGAGTAAAGATTGCGAAGGATGCAGTCATTAATGTAACGTCAGGTCTTTTAGATGCAACACAACAGCGAGTAGTTTCTTATCTACATAAGGCTCTAAAGCCGGTGAATCAACTTCGAATGATGGAAGATTCGTTGGTCATGTATCGTGTAGCTCGTGCTCCTGAGAGACGTATCTTTTATATCGATGTTGGTAATTTGCCAAAGGGTAAAGCTGAAGAATATGTACAAAGCATTATGAGTAAGTATCGTAATAAGCTTGTATACGATGCAGCTACAGGAGATATTAAAGATGATCGTCGACACATGTCGATGCTTGAAGATTTTTGGTTACCTCGCCGTGAAGGCGGAAGAGGAACTGAAATCACTACTCTTCCAGGTGGAGAAAACCTAGGACAGATTGATGATATTGTTTTCTTTCAACGGAAGTTATATAAGACTCTCAACGTTCCAATTTCTCGATTAGATTCTGAAACATCATTCAGTCTTGGTAGATCTTCTGAGATCACTCGCGATGAAGTAAAGTTTCAGAAGTTCGTTGATCGTATTCGTAAGAAGTTCTCTTCTATATTGCTTGAAGCGCTGAAGGTTCAGTTGATCTTGAAGGGAATTATTGGAAAAGATGAATGGGAAGACCTCGCGAGCGATATGGCTGTTAGCTTTATCGAAGATAACTACTTCGCTGAATTGAAAGAATCTGAAATTCTTACAGCTAGAATCGAGATGCTCGACCTATTGGGTGAGAATGTCGGCAAATACTATTCTACTAAATGGATTCGTAATAACATTCTTAAGCAATCTGATGAAGATATCGAAAGAATCGATGCTGAAATTGCAGAAGAAACCCCAGAAGAAGACGAAGGAGAAGCTGAATCCGGCTTTTAAAATATATCCCTTGTCGAAGCGCAAACTATTATAAATATACACTATATGGAACAAACAGAAAAACTCTTTAACGCACTTGTTACTAACAATGCAGAAGGCGTACAGCAAGCATTTCATAATGCTATGGGCGAAAAGATTCAACAAGCGTACGATATCCGTAAGGTCAATCTTACATCAACAGTATTTAATTCTCAAGGAGTAAGTGAAGCGGTTGAACTCGATGAAGCACTTAGTGCAAAAGACTTTTTAAAAGGTGGAGCAACTAAAATCTCAGATAGCGATGTCGATGATTTGCTTGGTAAGATATACGACAGCGGTACTTTAACTAAAGCTCTTGTTCGCAATAAGGTATATCAAGACGGAGAAGATAATCCTAAGAAGAAGAACACCTACAAAAAGGGAACAGCTGATTTTCATCTCTTTCAATTAGGTCAACAAATCGAACAATCAAGATCGTAATATGAAATTAATTACAGAGCATTTAGATCAAGTC